TCGGCGACCAGCTCGTGCCGGTCATGCCGCTCGAGCTGGCGATCAGGGCGTCGGTGGCGTCGTCGTAGATCAATCCGTTGTAGGTGGTCCCGACCTCGGGCCCGTAATCGGTCGCGTCGTACTGCGATACCAGCGTGAGACCCTGCACCAGCCGGTCGCGGTGCGCCCAGGTCACGGTGAGCGCGCCCTCGAGCAATTCGGGGTGCGCCTCGCCGTTGATCTCGATGTTTCCGGGCGGGTACGGGCGCGCCTGGCGCGAGTCGAGGGTGATGCTTGCGGCGGTCGCGGCGGTGATGTCAAGCAGGCCGGCGCCGGTGGCGGTTTGGGCCTTCACATCGACCGCGTCGGCGTCGGCAAACTCATCCGGGATACGAGGCCAATCCAATGCGGAGGCGCCCAGGAACCACACGCGCGTGCCAGCCGCGTGCAGCTGCGGCGTGGTGTCCATCCGTGCGCGCAAGACACTGATCTCGGCGAGTGCGGCGTCGACGACCCCGACGTAGCACAGCTCGGCCGCGGCGCCGGTGCCGATCACCGCGATCCAGCCGGGTTCTACCAGGTCGAGGTCGACCGGGGCGGTAAGGGCAATGTCGGAATCCGCCGCGCGATCGAGCGCCGCGGTCAGCGTGGCGGTCGGCGCGAAGGCCGCGCCCGTCAGGGTCTCGGCGTAGGCGCCCGGGCTGATACGCGCCCAGGCGTTGAACTCGGTCGACAATGCCGTCGGCTTGCCGATCAGCGGGATGATGTACCCAGCGCCTGGCGCCTGCGCAGCGGTTTCGGCCGCGCCCAGATCGCCGAGCAGCTGCCAGTAGGGCGCTTCCATCACGTCTTGCGCGATGGCCGCGGCGGGCGCGGTATCGGGTGCGGTCCACCCGCCGCCCGGGTCGGCGACGTCGGTGAGCACATCGTCCAGGCTGAAAATATCCTGCATCACCGTGACGGTGATTTCGCCATCGGTCAGCGTGCCGAGGTCTATGTCGATCACCCGCACAACGAGCTCGTCAATCCCTTCCGGACCGTGCGAGAACCGGAACACTTCGCCTGGCAATTTATTCCAGGCGTTGCGGTTGACCTTCAACTTTCCGCGGCTGAGGTTGCTCGAGCGCTGCATACATTCGCGCTTGGCCACGCGAAGGGCGAGGGCGTGGTACGTGATGCCGGGAAACGCGATCGTTTGGTGGCTTACGCCCTGCTCTTGCACGCTGGCGCGGTTGACCCACGTTGCCGTGCCCTTGCTGCCATCGCGCTTGCGGTATTCGACCGTCACCTCGTTGACGCACTCCCCATCGGCGGCGTCCTGCCACTCGACCACGTCGGTGATGTGGTCCTCGGTGATCAGGTCCAGGGCGGCGGGGGTGTAGTCGTCGCGCAGGGGAACGAGCTTTGTCAGTCCGGTTCTCGGGTCAAGCGTCAGGACCGCGCCCGCATGGCGGCACACTTCCGCCAGGAAATCGAAGATCGGGCCTTCGTTTCGCCATTGGAAGCTGAGCCCGCAGCCCTCGGTGTAAAAGGTCAGTGCAGCGGCGCGAAAGCTGGCATCATCCAGCGTCGCGCTCGGCTCCCCGGCGCCCTGGTCCGTGCTGGTGATGGACTTGTAAATGATGTGCGCGGGGTTCATGTCCCACGCATCGCTGGCGCCGGTGCACACCCCTTTGTGATAGAGGTCCGCGATAGTCTGGTCGTCGGGCGCCTGGTCCTGGAAGTGAATGAAAATGTCGTCCATCGCGCCGCTATAGAGCCGTGCGACGCGGGAGTATCCGCAACCGAAGCCCATGCGCGGGTCTGCATGACCGCTTATGTTCGGCTCGATGGTGACAGCGCTTCCGCTGTTGTAGGCGAACTCTATCGGCTCGCCATCAACCCACACGTGGAACGGCGGTGTTTGTGTCGGGATCATCTGGACGCCCAGGTGAACCACGAAAAAATGCCGTCCTGTGCCGCCGGCGGCGAGCGGCGCGGTCGTGCTCAGGTAGCTGCGCCGATTCGCGCTGACCTGCTGCTGGCCGTCGCCGAATTGCAAGTAGAGACTCCCGTCGCCAATCACCTTGAGCCAGCACCCTTGATACCAATTCAGGGTGTTATCGCAATTGGTTCCAAATACCTCGTACTCGTCGACATCCGCGCTGGTCCATACGCCAACCAGAATCCCCTGTGTGAAATCCACGTATACGGGCACAGTCAGCGCCGCCTGCGCGGTCATTGAGTAGGAGCCAAACCACACGGCCTTGCCGTCGCCGGTCGCGCAGGTCACGCCGTCGGCTCCGCCAGTGATCGAGCCGGCGAGCATGTCGTCGGGGTAGCTCGGATTATCCGGCCCCTCGCGCTTGATCGGCATCGTTCCCGCGCTGCCGACGTTTGCCTCGGTGTCGCCGTCGCTGGCGAAGGCGCTGTTCAGCAGGTAGCGGTAGTCGGGGCCGCCGGTGCCGAACACCTCCTCCATGTAGCCGTCGTATGCGGTCGACCCGCTCACGGCGTCACCGACAGCTGCCGTTTCCTCGTACCAGCACGTGCCGCCCTCCCATCCGGCGGTGATGCATCGCACGGTGGGCCGCAGGGGCTTGATGTAGGTCGAGTTCGCCACCCACGACGGTTTACGCCCGACCAGGGTCAGCGAATCGCGAAAGGCGCTCAGCGGCGCGCCGAGCTGCGCGAGCAGGTAGTCGTTCACGGCCTGCGCAGGCTCGCCGAAGCACACGTCGAAGTCGCCGTCGATTCCGCCTTCCTTGTCGCGCCCGCCGAACAGGTTGGGCAGGCTGATGGTGATCCGGTCGCTCGCGGTGACCTCGGTAATGCCGCAATCCTTGCCGCCGTATTCGAGCGCCACCAGGGCGTCGACGGGGCTGATGCAGAACTCCTGCTGCGTGCCCATGCGGTAGAGCCTGGTCTTTACCTTGTCCTTTGTCCGGGTCCTCACCTCGAGGTCGCCGTACCAGATGAAGTTCGGGTCGGTGATCTTGTAGGTGCCGAAGATCCACGGAATGCTGCGCCCTTCCTCGGCGGTCGGCAGGTCGAAATCCGCCAGGGTTGGGGCTTTTTGCTTCGGGGGTTTCGGGGCGAGCGCGTAGGCAAGGATGCTTCCGACGATGACGGCGGCGAGATAGAAAAAGATTTGCATCAGCTGAATGCCGACTCGGTGACGGGGTTTTTCTCGGGGATGTGCAGGCGCCCACCATAGTTGGCGCTGTTGCCGAAAACGGTATGGCAGGTGCTCATGGTCCAGTCGCAACCGGGGTAGATGATCACGCTGTCGCTGACCGCCGCGCCGTACAGCGCGAGATCCAGTGTCAACGTGGTTCCGCTCGCCTCGACGATGTAGGCCACGTCGGTGATGCCGTCCTCGTCGGTGCGCTCGACGATGCCGCCGGCATACGGCATGCCGGACTCCACCGCGGCGACCGTGAGCTCGTTGCCGCTGACTGCCGATATCGTGGTCGCATAGCCCCAATCGGACTGGCTGAGCCGGCAGCGCGGCCCGTACAGCTGGTGCTGGCAGTTGCGCCCGCACTTGCGAGTGAGGCCGTTGCGGTTCCAGCTGACCGAACGCGGCTCGCAGATGAGCGTGCGCTCGCCGTTGCGCTCGCGCTTCACCGTGAGCACGCGACCGCCCGGCCAGTAGGCAATCAGGTCGCTGGCGTCGCTGCGATGGTAGCGTTGCATGGTCACGCCGATGATGCCGGTGCGCGGGCGAAGGTGTACCAACTCGGCTATCGGGAAATCCCGCGCGACCGTCAACCGCAGCGCGCTGCGCCCGGTCTCCGTGGTGACTTCGATCTTGTCGCGCTTGATGCCGCCCGGCCAGGTCGAATACGTCTCCCCGCCTACGACAACGGACTTCTCCGCGGAGGTGTAGCGCCCGATCACGACGTCGTTTCGAGTGAAGGTGTAGAGCTCGATCGGCGCGCCGGACTGGATGCTTTCTTCGTCGGTGGCGTAGGTCATGGGATGGGCACCTCTTCAACCCGCACCTGGACGGTAGTGATCTGACGGTTGCGCCCGAGGTGGCGGTGCGCGAACTCGACGCGATCCTGCGCCAGGCGCACGAAGTGCATCAGGCAGAGCACATCGACGGATCCGACATCGACGGTGACGCCGGCCGCGGCCGACAGCGTCAGCACCTCACTCGCCCCCGCCGCCGCGACGCTGGTGTAGCGGAAGTAATGCCTGGCGCCGCTCAGGGTCTGCAGCATCAGGTCGCCCGTCTCGGCCACGCTGTTCAGCCCGACGGCCCTGATGGTGATCGTGGTACTGGCCGGCGCGATGGGTGAGGCCAACTGCATGCCGCGCGTCCAGGTCGGTAGCCAGAAACCTTTCTGCCGCCCGTACAGCGCATGCAGCCACGTGCGCAGCGCCCACAGGTCCGACAGGGTCTGCGGCATCCAGCCCATGCCGAGCGTGCGGGAGATCACGCTGCGAGCGGCGCTGATTGCCGGCGGGGATATGCCGTTGTCGACGATCACCAGTGGGGCGGAGACGGACTCGGAAATCGAGCCGCTGCCGATGCGCGGGCAGTCCGTGACTAGCGGGTGGGAGCGATAGGTGGAATACAGGCCGGCATCGCTAAGGTCGACCGGGTCGTAGACGATCCACTCGGTCTGCGCCTCGACGATGGGCCCTGGCACGCGCGTGACGTCCAGCCCGCCCGGGCAGTAGGCCAGCCGCACCGGGCAGATGAGCGCATCCGTGTACGCCTGCGAGGTGACGCCGTCGATGGTCAGCAGGCCGCTGTCGACGGTGTTGGTGACGACGAGCTCGTACTCCTCATCCGACGCCCACAGGATGGCCACGCTTCCGGCGCGGTAGTCGCTGGCGGTCGTGTCGATCGCGATGGTGCCCGCGCCTGCGGCGACGCTCACCCGCTGCCGCTCGGCCCACACGGGCAGATACCAGTACGCCGCGCCGCTGGCCTGCATCATCAGCTTGGCGCGCTCGTACTGGCGCGGGGTGAAGGCGTGCGAATACCCGAATGACTGGCGCGGTGCCTCGGTGAGGCGGATGCGCTGCTCGGCGGAATAGGTGGGCAGAACGTCGGTGTACCAGGCAAGCGACTCGGTGAACTCCGGGCGCGGGCAGAACGGCCACACCGCCATCAGCTGGCAACCAGCTGCTGGAAGAACGCACGGTTGCGGTCAGCGATGGCGAGGATCTTCTGCTCGCCCGGATCGCTGCCGAGGTAATCGGCGGCGTTCTGCTGGTCGGTGATCGAGATCAGGCGGATCTTCGTTTCACCGCTTCCGGCCCGCTGCATCATCGACGCCGTCTGCAGCCGTCCCGTGACGCTGGCCGGGCCGGCGACCAGCTCGGGGCCGCGCTCGCCCACCAGGCCATAGGAGCCGGCCGGGATGGAGCCGCCGCGATCGTAGGCGCCGGAGTAGTTCGCGCCGGACAGGATGGCGGCGATCTGCGCGCCCTGGGCAACCGCGCCGGCGATCATCGGCAGGTTTTGCGGGAAGCCGATCTTCGAGGCGTTGGCGATGTTCTGCGCCATGGCGACCGCGGCCTCGGCGACCGCGAAGCCCTTGCTGATCGCGAACATGACCCGGTAGGCCTTGGACTGCTCGCCCAATGAGTCCTTCGTGATCGAGGCCAGGCTGTCGGCGATGCTCGCGGCGCTGGAGACGACCATCATCTGGCGCTCCTGTTCGAGCACCTCGAGCTGGTCCTTGCGTTGCTGCTCGGCGCGCACGAGCAGGTCGGTTTTTTCCTGCTCGGTGAGCGCCATTTCCTCGAGGATGGCCTCGCGGCGGCGCTCGTAGCTGCGCTGGATCTCTTCCTCTTCCGTGAGCAGGCCGGCCGAGAGCCAGTCGAGCGCCTGTTGGTGATAGGCCTGCTGTTCCTCGGCCCACTGCCGCGCGAGGTCGGCGGCCACGCTGGCGCCTTCCTTGGCGGTTATGGCGCCCGCGGCGATGGCATTCTGCAGGGTGGTGTACTCGGCCTGCAGCATCTGGACGGCTTGCGCCTCTTCGTCCATCAGCCGGAACTTGATGCGCTGGACGTCCTCGAACAGCGCCTGCTGCTCGCGGTAGGCGTCTTCGAGCTCGCGCATGGCTTCATCGGCCTGACTCATCAGGGCGTCGCGATAACCGGTGCCCTTCTGCGCCGCGCCACCACCCCCGCCCGAAAACACCTTGCCGCTGGCCGGGGCCCGCTTGCGCGCCGGGATGCCGGACATATCGATCGGCTGCAGCTCGGTATCAATGCGCGCGCGGGTGTTGAGGAGCTTTTCCTGCGCGGCGATGTTTTCCTCGACGGCCTTGATCTCGTCGCGCAAGGCTTGTGCCTGCGGAGTCTCCGCCATGCGGCCCGCTTCCATCCCGGCCAGCTGCCCGCGTAGCCCCTCGAGCTTTTCGTACTGGCGCACCAGGTCATCGGCATCGACGATTCCAACGAACTGCTTCGCCTCGTCCCACAGGAAGCCGAGCACGTTGGTCATGGTCACGATGCCCTGCGCGGCATCGATGGCGACCTCGCCGATGATCCTGATCGCATCGGCCAGCTCGTTCTGGAACGCCGGATCCTGCGCCATGCCGACCACGCGATCGGCCAGCTCGTTCATCACCGGCAGCAGATCGGTGGCAAGCTGGATGCCCGCACCCTGCATGGCCTTGCCCATGCGGGTGATGTTGTCGTTGAACTCCTCGGCAGCCTTTCCCGCCTCCGTGGAGACGATCAGCCCAAAGGCCTTGGCCTCGTTGGCGGCGTCGCGAAACCCCTGCGACCCTTCGTTGAGCAGCGGGATCAGGTCGGCGCCGGCGCGCCCGAAGATCTGCACGGCCAGAGCGGTCTTCTCCGCGCCGTCCTCCATGGCCGCGAACTTGTCCGCGATGTCGGCCATCACGTCGCCGGCGTTGCGCAGCGAGCCGTCGGCGTTCAGCACCTGGACGCCCAGCGCCTGGGACAGCGCCGCCTGCTCTTCGCTGCCCTTTGCGACCTCGGCCTGCGCCTTCACCAGGCGCGTCATGCCGCCCTGCAACTGCCCGATGTCGACGTCGGCCAGCTCAGCGGCATACTGCAGCGCGCTCAGCGCTTCCGTGGTCACGCCGACCTTCTGCGCGGTCTTCGAGAGCTTGTCCATCTCGTTGACGGCCGACTTCACCGCCACCCCGAGGCCGACGGCGCCTGCCGCGCCGAGCGCCAGCCCGGCGGTGAGCACCTTGCCGATGGCGACGTTGGACGCCTGCGCATCCTTCTTCATCTGCGCGAAGGCCTTTTCGCTGGCCTTCGCGGCGCGCTTCATGTCGGTCTCGAAGCCGCCGGTAAGCGCTTCGAGGATGACGCTGATCTTCATCGGTGGAGCTGCCTCATGATTTCGCGGTCGACGGCGGAGTAATCGGAGTCATCGGCATCCGCATCGGCCCAGGCGTCGCGGTAGAGCAGGAAGTCGTTGATGCGCGGCACCGGGGCGCCCTGCGCGCGGTGCACCGCACCGTACTGCGCGGCGAGCTGCGCGAGCATCACCTCGAGGCGGTCCTCGGTGGCGGGCTCGCGCGCCAGGAAATCCGCGTAGGTGTGCACCACCCACAGCGGCCAGGCGAGCACCTCGTGGAGCGGGCAGCGCATCAGGAGCGACAGGCGCACCAGGTAACGCTGCCACGGGTCCGCGAGGTCTAGCCGTTTCCCTCGTCCTTGTTGACCTCGTTGGCCAGGCGCACCAGGGCATCGATGAGCCAGGACGGTTCGGCCTGCACGTCCTTCAGCGACTTGTAGACCGGCGTGCCGGACTCATCGCATAGCGTCATCAGCACCAGGCGGTGGTTGCGCTCGGCGTTGGCCGAGAGTTCCATCTCCATGATGCCGTCGCTCTTCACCATCTGCCCGCGCAGGAGCTCCACGCGCTGGCCGGCGGTGAGCTGGCGCCACCAGGTTGGCTTCGTCTTGCCCTTCACCTCGAGCGGGCGCTCGATCAGGCCATCGTCGATCAGGTCTGCAAAATATCCCACGTTCCGTTCCTCGGAACCGGACACCCGCTGGATGCGCCACGGCGAGACAGCACAGAGCCAACGGGGCCGGATTCTTTTCGCCGTTCAGAAGTCGCCGTTCAGTAAGGTCAGGACGTGATGGCGGGCCAGTCCCAGTTGATGGCGCCCGAGCGCTGCACCACGAGCGAGCCGCGGACGATCTCGTTGGTTTGCACGTCGATGGTGACGTCGGACACGTAGCCGAGGAACTCGGCAGTCGTCGGCCCGACGGATACCAGCCGCTGGCTGGAGTCGACTGCTACCGGCACCGTGCCGGCCGTGGTGGCGTCGGAGAAGGCGATCATCCAGCTGATCACGTCGCCGCTCGCCTGCAGCGCGAGCAGCGCCTGGTGCGAGCCGGCCGAGGGGATCATGTTGAACGGCACCGTCACCTGGCCGGGGTTCGCCATGCCCTGCACGTATTCGCGCTCGGCGGAATCGAGGCAGGTGATGTCGACCTGGTCGGCCGCGCCACCCAAGCCCTGCACGCCGGTTGCGCACAGCACGTACTTGATGGTGATGCCGTCCGCGTCCTGGCTGGATGCGTCGGTGGGCGTGGCGAAGTACAGGCGCGTGCCCTTGGTTCTCAGAGTTCCAGCAGTCATATCGATCTCCTACAGTTGAAAAACGCGCACGCGCGCGGAGCTGTTGCCCGCCGTAACGCCGGCGGCAAAGGATTCAGATGGATGCGGGATTGCGATCCACCCAGAAGCGGAACTGCATCTCGAGCGAGTGCCGCAGCGTTTCTTCGTCCCGCCCGGTGACGGGCGAGGATTCCATGTGCGCCTCGGCTTCGAGGCAGTCGCGGATCGCCGCGCCGATGGCGAACACATCCACCGCATCGCCGTGCTCGGACCACAGGCGCACGCGCACCACGTAGGAATCCGAGAGTGGCGCCTCGCCGAGCGTGTTGTCGGGCGCGCCTCCCATCACGTCCCACGTGACGTAAGGCGCAGTGACGCGCTGCGGCGCCTTGCCGTGCGGGTAGATCCGCGTGCCCACCCAGGGCGAGACCTGGCTGTCAGCGCTGAGCAGCGCGTAGATGGGCGGATACATCAGGCGACCCCGTTCTGCTTGGCGAGCTTCTTGACGATGCGGTCGATCGCGGCCGGGAGCTCGCGCTCGAACACTGCCACGGCTTCGGCCTTTTTCGACTCGAAGGCCGGACGCATCCAGGGCATGGCCTGGCGGGTTTCGGTGCCTTGCTCGAGCAGCGCGCCAATCTGGGCGGTGTTGCGCGGCTTCCAGTCGGCGCCGCCGTCGTAGCGCTTCTTGCGTACCCGCACCATGAAGCGCTCGCCATTCTGCCCGCGCGGCGGCTTGATGCGCTGCGTGATGATGTTCTTCAGCAGCAGGCCCGTGGATTCCGCCGGCATGCCGCCGGCGTTGGGCGTATCCATGATCGACTGCACATTCGCCTGCGCCTGTTTCTGGATCAGCACGGCAGCCTTGCGCAGCGCCGTGCGCACCGGCCCGCCATTCTTGCTGACCAGCTCGGGCGGCAGTTGCTTCAGCGTATCGAGCACGCCGGCCAGCCCTTCGACCCGGAACGATTCAATCGCCACGGCGCGATTCCTCCAACCACAGGTCGTCGTGAAAGCTCGGCACCCAGTTCGGAAACCACGGCCCCCCGTTGGTGTAGTGGGCGAGCTTCACGTCGACCGGCTTCGCCTGGTCGCCGACCAGCCAGTTCCACGCGGGCGGCAGCGCGCCGATCTCGGCATCGGCCAGCCAGTACAGCGCGTGCAGATCGCGGCCCGGGCGGTGGTTGATGTCCCACAGGCTCAGCCGGCGGTTGCCCGGGTGGTCGCAGTTCCACAGCATCACGCTCGACCAGTTCTTACGCCGGTACAGCGTCTGCGCCGCACCATCCATCTTGGTCTGGCGCTGCGGGCGGTGCTCGTGCTGCACCACCTGCACGGCGTAGCGCGGGTCATAGAGCGCGAACAGCTCGGCGACGTCGGCCTGGAACAGCATGTCGCAGTCGATGAACAGCGCCGGTCCGGTCTGCGCCAGCAGCGGCACCAGGAAGCGCGAGACCGCGAACTCGGTGGCCTGCGGCGCCTGGCTATGCACGTCGTACATCTGGCCGCGCGCATCCACCGGGCGCGTGAGCAGGCCTTGCGCGCGTAAGCGATCGAGCACGAGCGGCGTGATCATCACATCGCCACTGGCGCGGCGGCGCAGCGAGGACACCGCCACGCAGTAGGCGCCGGCCTCGCGCGGGTCGTAGCCGATGTAGACGCGCAGCGTCATGCCTTGATCGCCTCGATGCGCATGTCGCGGTGCTCGCGCCCGGCCGGGTGCCACTGCGTCGGGTGCTCGCGCGCGTCGCGAAAGCCGCGCTCCTGGAGGAACCGGCGCAGCGTCTTGGGCGACCATGCCCAGCGGTGGCACATGTACGGATCCTTTTCGCGCGGGTCGCCGTAGAGACCCCACATGCCGAGCTGGTCCACGTCCTTGCCGCCCTTCATGCGGTCATCGACGATGTTCTGCGCGCACTTCACCAGGTTGGGCAGCTCGAGCACGAGCGTGCCGCCGGGCTTGAGCAGGCGCCGCCATTCCGCGAGCAGGGCATCGCACTCCCACAGGTAGAAGTGTTCCCACAGGTGGATGGCCTGGATCTCGTCGGCGCACTCCCCGGGCAGCGGGATCTCGCGCGCATCGCACAGGATCTCCGGCGGGCGCCTGGCCAGCGGCGAGCGCTGCACATCGATGTTCGTCCAGCCGTCCAGCACGTGACGGCCGCAGCCGATGTTCAGTCGCACAGCATCTCCTTGATGAATGCCCACGCTTGCGGCGCCTCGTCATGGCGCCATTGCCACCAGCAGAGCCGCCGCAGGAAGTCGCGGCGGTTCTCCGGCGTGAAGTCGCGCTGCGCCAGCCAGTAGGCGGCGCCGTCCTCGCACTCGAACGGGACGCCGGCGATGGCCGCGTCGATGGCGCAGTTGCTGTGCCGGCACACCAGCAACCGGGCGCCGCGGAGCAGCTGCTCGATCGGCGTGACATGGGCATACCGGCTCGACGGCTTTTCCCGGCGGAGGATCTCCACACCGGGGAAGCGCTGATGCAGCCGCTTCACTGCCATGTCATTCCAGCGCTGCGCGCCGAGCATGGCGACGGACTTGGGGCCGAGGCATGCCACGACCACGCGCCCGTGCGGGTCGGCGTCTTCGCGCAAGCGGACGTCGAACGCGGCCAGCCGGGACGGGTCGGACGGGGTGCGGTCGAACCAGCGCCAGGGATGGTCATCGTCAATGCACACCCGGCAGTGCGCGTCGACCTTGCCGCGCCCGATGTAGCCCATGTCCCAGTGGATCACCCGGCCACCGCTTGCGAGATGCTTCGCGCGCGCCGCCAGGAACTCCGCACGTCCCACGCCCCACAGCACAAGCCAGGGCGCGGCGCCGGTGTAGCGCTCCGTGACCGTGACCTTGACGCTGGCCGGGCGGGCGCCGTCGATCAGCCCGCGCAGCAGCGTGCGCGCCGTCTTGGACTGCTCGCCGTTGGTGATGACCTCGGCGTCAAAGCCCATCGAGCCACTCACGGTAGGCGGCGGCGATGCTGGCCAGATCCACCCGGGCGCCGTGCGTGGCGCCGCGCAGCCGGTGACGCTCGGTCACGGGATCCAGCTGATCGAAGGCCGCGGCGATGCCGCCGGCCGACTGGATCCAGACCTCGCTGCCGCAGGCGCTTTCCTGGTAGCCGCTTTCGGGCGAGCAGAGCGCCGGGATGCCGAGCGCCTGCAGGTTCGCGAGCTTGCAATTCGACTTCCAGTGCGCCGCCGCGTAGCCGCCGCCATCGCGCAGCGCGACGCCAATGTCGGCCTGCTGCAGGTCGCCGTTTGCCTCGAAGCGCCAGCCGCGCAGCGCGCATTCCTGCTCGAGCACCGCACGCCAGCGCCCGAGGTAGTGCGCCGCCCCTTCGTAGCCCACCACGCGTATCTGGTCGTTCAGCGGCTGCGTGGTGTAGCGCGGCCATGCATGGTGCGGCAGCACCAGCTGCGGGCCGCTCCAGCGGGCATCGGCCTGCATGCGCTGCGTGGGCCAGACCACCGCCGATGGCTGCAGCTGCAGCAGGCTGTTCTTCAGCCAGCGGCGCGCCTCGCGCTCTGCCAACGGATGCCCCGGGCGTTGTGGCCACGCATCGACCACGTCCCACACCCACGGGCGGCCGGATCGGCGCACCAAGTCAAGCGTCTCCGGCGGCGCCCGCTTCACGATGACGATCAGCTCAGCGGCCGAGCAGTCCTCATACCCGACACGCGGCAGCACATCAGCCCCGATCGCCTCGCCGAGCTGTTCGCCGCGGATCTTCCAGCTGCCGGAGCGGCCGGTGCCGGTGACGAGGATCCGCTTACCCATTCAGCAACCTGTCGAACGCTTCGCCTGATTCGATTTCGGACAGCCGCCACTGCGCCCACGCGAGCCGGCGAAACATGGCGAGGCGCGACGCATCGCAGCGCAGCGGCGCCTTGATGGCACAGTCCAGTGATACGCCCGCCCGCGCACCAATCCATTGCGGAAAGTCGTAGAACACCGGGACACCCAGCATCAGCGACTTCAATGCCGCACCACTGCCCCAGGTCGCCACTGCCGCGGCATCGCGCAGATCCTGATCCAGCGGCTTGGCCGGTTTGGTGCCCGGGTGCGTCCGGATGCGCACCGGCCAGCGGTTGCCGATCTTATGCGTGGCATCCCGAGACCAGCTGCCCGGCATGGCTACCCCTGGCGGGCCGATGCCGCGCTGGGGCAGCAGCACCACCTCGCGGCCCCACAGCCGCCACGGGGCGAGATCGACGCCCAGGGCATCCCATCGCTCAGGCCCGCCGGCGGGCCACTGCCCTGCGCCGTTGTGCTGGCCCTTGGATAGGGCATACCACCGATCATTCAGCCACTCGACACCGAGATAGCCGTTCTCCGCGACCAGCACCGTGCCGCCGCGGCGTTCGCAGTTGTCGGCCGTGTGGCGAAAGCCGCCGTAGCGGTTCCAGATCACCAGCACGTCGCAGTCGCGCTCGTCGACGAACTTGCCGCCGATGCGCTTCAGGCCCTTGCGGAAGGCATCGGAGCGGTAGTGCGGCTCGCGGCGGATCTCGCAGCACACCTTCACGCCAGCACCTGGTCGAGATCGGCCCGCGGCCAGCCGAGCGCCGTCTCGCGCGTGCAGTTGAGGTACTCGACGCCGGCCTTGTCCATGCGCGCGCGCAGCGCATCGTAGGACGCCATCCATCGGTCGATGGCGCGGGCATTCCCGAGCAGGCCACCGTGATCGCCGTGCCAGTGCGCGCGCCCACCGGTGTGCTGGCAGTCATAGCCCAGCAGCAGCACCCGCGCCGCGCCGCCGTGGATCGCCAGCGAGATGGCCCCGGCGCCCGAGTGGCTGTAGCTGTTGAAGCCGCAGTTCTTCATCGGGATCACGCCGAGGCGGTGCGGCATCAGGTGCACGGTGACGCGATCCCCGGTGAACGTCTTTTCGACTTCGCGCAGGTAGTGCAGCCACCACTGTTTGTCCATCGCATACAGCACGTCGGCCCACGGGCAGAGCCGGAACGTCGTGTTCGTCACGATGGTCGGCAGGCCCGCCGCGCGAACCCGTTCGCAGTCCTGTGGCGTCAGGCTCGGGCCGCTGGCGATGCAGGCGACCGTCTGGCCCTTCCACCGTCCCGCGAATTTACCCGCCTGCTTGATTTGGTCCCTGACCGACGGCAAGCGTGACATATTCCATGCCCGAATCCTGATCGGGCAGGATGCCGACGATCTGGTAGATCTTCGTTTTGTGGACGACACGCCAGGTCTCGTCCATGCCCGTCACCGGACGCATCACGATGCGCGCCACGATCTGCGACTGGCGCGAATCCGCCGAGACGAAGTCGCGCACCGACAGCGGTTCGATCGCCGCCCAGACCTCGCCTTCACTCGTCCAGGTCTCGACGGGCGCGCCGGTCTCAGCATCCTGCGACACCGCGAGCGAATCCAGCCGCACGCGCTTGTTCAGCCGCCCCGCCGCGATGCTCATGCCAGCGACGGGTCGCGCAGCGGGTACAGCATGGCCGTGACCGGCGCCGGCAGGTAGCCGGGCTCGAAGGCCTTGTCGGGGTCGGCATCGCGGTTGCGGTAGAGCCAGGCCACCAGGTAGCGCGCGGCGCCGAGCACCGCGCCCGGCACGTCGACGGCGATAACACCGTTGCTGTCCTCGGGTATCTCGCCGTTGCTGTCGACCAGGAGCAGGCGCTCGAGCGCATCGTCTCCCAGGTAGTTGACGATCATGTCGCTGGCCGAACTGACGACGGCCTGCAGGATCGCATCATCGTCGGTGCTGTCCAGGCGCACCCAGCTGCGTGCGGCGGCGAGATCGACGAGCATCATTTGCCGCCATCCCTGCCGTCGCGGCCTTTCTTCACAGCCAGGCGCCAGTCAGCGCTGCCGTCGCCGGGCTTCGAGGCGGTGCGGCGCAGCGCGATCCAGAGCGAGCCGCCCCAGGTCACGGCATCGCCGGCGTCGTAGGTCTCCCCGTCGCGATACACACCGCGATACAGCACCACGTCGAACTTGGCCTCGATCTCCTTGATTTGATCGCCGCGCTCGAAGCGGAGCACGATGGTGCGACCATCGTCGCGCGCCTCGAAGCCGAGATCGTCGAAGCCGAGACCGTCGACGCCGCGTTCGCCGCGCGGGCCGGCGGGCCCCCGCTCACCGGGCGGGCCGGGCGGGCCGATCTGGGGCGGCGGGATGCGGTCGATCGTGCGCTGGATCAAGTCGGACGCGCGGCGCTCGAGGTCCAGCAGGCCCCTGGCTATCTCCGCCTCCACCAGCGGGCGTATGTCGTCAACGGTGACGCTGGCGCCCGGCTCGCCTTTCTCGGCGCCGCGCCGCTCGAGTGCGTCCAGCCGCCTGGCGAAGCTGTCCAGCTCGCGCGCCACGTAGCGGCGCACCAGGCTCGCCATGTCCCTGCCAAACTGGACCGGATCACGCATCGTTAAGCTCCAGATCGAATTCGGCAATGTTGAGCCAGGCGCGCTCCTCTTCATCCTCGGGCTCCGGTTCAGGCGCCGGGAGCGCGGGCGCGGGCGCGGGCTTCGAGAACGGGTCGTTCTTGTCACGCTCCGCCAGCGCGGCCAGCGAGTAATACTGCTGCTGCAGGTAGACGGTGTCGCCGCCGGTCAACGGATCCTTGTCGAGCTCCAGGCGCGCCTCGTTGGGCGTCAGCAAACCGCCCCCGACAGCCTCCGCCAGCGTCTTGACGTGCGTGGCGCCATCCATGCGCAGCAGCCCCTTCAAATCGAGTTCGACGCCGCGCGTCTGGCCGTCCAGCCCGAGGCCCTCGTCCATGCACGCCTCGTACTGTTCGATCAGCGATTGCAGGCAGTCGGCGTAGTAGATCTGGTTCAGCACCTCGGCATTCTGGTAGGTCGGCATGGCGCCGACGCCGACCTTGAACGGCGGCACGTGGAACGTGGAGCACACCACTTCGGCGGACCATTTCAGTTGCTCGAGCAGCTGCGAGTCGACCGCGGACATGCGCATCGGGTTGAACGTGAGACCATCACCCAGCACCGCGACCTTGCCCGCGTTGTCGCCGGTGAAATTCTCGTCCCAGTAAGCCTTCAGCCGGTCGGCCGTGGCTTGCGCGATGGCGCCGGGTGCGCTCAGCACCCCGCCCGGCGTGGAGCTGTTGGCGAAGAACTTCTCCTGGTTGCCCTCGATCGTGATGCCGATGGTGGCCGCGCTGCCGCTGGCGTAGATCGGCGAGATGCCGACCAGCGGGTGGAACAGGCAGTTCATGCGGTCGTGAATGATCTCGCTGGCCGGCACGATGATCGGCGCCTGCAGGTTGCTCATGTTGTCCTGCTGCAGTTCGTAGTAGACCTCGGTGGTCGGCGTGACCAGCGGCCTGACCTTCAAGGGGTCGAGGACGTAGATCGCGATCACCACGCCGCGCGCATCGCGCACCTTCAGCCCGTAGGCGTTGCCGTGCAGCAGCTTGCTGGTGACCCACCACTCCTTGTGCTGGATGTGGTTCTGGAAGCGGTTGGGCTTGCGCAACACCGGGCTGAACGCCGGATTCGTGACTTCAGCCCAGACGCCGGATGGGCCCTTTTCGACCAGCTTAGGGCGCAGCTTGCCGATGTCGTTGCTGATCAACGTGACGCAGGCATAAACCGCGTGATAGGCGAGCACCGTTTCCTGGTCGTACTCGACGTGCGCCTGCCAGTACCCCGGCATACGGTCGAGAATCACCCGCCACCAGCCGCGGTCATCGACCGACTGCAGCGTGGCCGGCGCAGCCTTCGCGCGAGTGATGTCGAGCCCGAACACGCGCATCAGGTTTCCTCGGCGACCATGTCGCGGCGGCGGTATTGGCGACGCGCCGGTTTCGGCTCGTCAGGAGGCGCCTGCTCGGGCGGCTCGATTTCAGATTCTGCCCGTGGCAGCGGCGGCGCCGTGTCGGCCCGCCCGAGCGCACACAGGACGCGCGCATCGCGAGCGCTTGCGTTGAATTCCTCGCCCACGGTGAGCGCACGGCCACCGTAGGAAAATGCCTTCTTGGCAATCACCCGCATGTGAATTCCTCAAAAAGAGGCCGGGGGCGCTGGGCCCCCGGCAAGGCTTCGACCCGTTACGGCGAGACCCAGGCACCGTAGCTGGCGCCAGTGATGTACTGGACAGCCGTGGTGCGGCGCTTGGCGAAGTTGATGGGCACGACCACCTTGAACGCGGTGGACTCGGTCTGGAACATCGAGACCGGGTTCTGCGTCTGGCCGGTGGGCACGTCGGCCGCGGCAACAGGCGCCGAGGACATTTCCACCGTTGCGTCACGGCTCGCCGACACTTCCACGCCCATGTTGCCGATCCGATAGATATCGGAGGCCTTCAGGGCGATGAGCAGCGTCGAGGTGACGTTCTCGCCGGTGATGACCGCATCCCCCAGCAGCGTGCCGCCGGCCGCATTCAGACCCGCGAACTCGGTCTGGCCCAGCGCATTCACCATCAGGCTGATGGCCTTCGCCATGCTCGGGTGCATGAGGAACGACACGCCGGAGGCGTTGTTCGCCGCGATGAAGGGCGCGTACAGCTTGTAGATGTCCTGGCGCAGGCCATCGCCATCCGTGCCCGAGGAGCTGAACGGCGACACGCCATTCAGGATGCCGGCAGGCGACACGCCGGCGCTTGCTGCCGTGGTCGACACGAACGTGGCGTCGATACGCTGAGCCGCAGCCGCGACCAGCGCATCACGCACCAGCATCTCCGCGGAGGGAGACGAGTCGCGCAGCAGCTCGTTGCTGACGACCGACAGGGCCGCGACTTTCAGCGGGGTCAGGGACACCGTGGAGAAGTCGGCCTTGCTGACCGGGATGGCCTTCGACTCGCCCACCCAGTAGCCGGTGGCCGCGCCGTCCTGGCCCTTGATGGCCACGTTCGCCGGGATCTCGCGCAGGCCCAGGCGGTTGTACACCGTCTGCGCGTACAGGTACTCGATGAAGTCGCCCATGAAGCGGTTGTCCGCGCTCACCAGCTCGGCACCGGCTTCGCCCGAGCTCGACCCGTGGCCCGCCACTTCGTTGGCGCGGATCACGTCGACCAGCAGCGGGTTCATGCGGCCCCAGCGCTTCTGCGCGATGACTGACGGCGAGACGCCCTGGTCCCAGATCGACAGCGCCTTGGCGATCAGGATGCGGGTGTAGTTCTGCCCGACAAACTTCTCTTCGGCCTCGCGGTTGACGATCACGGCGGGAGCGCCGGCGCGGCTGGCGGACGCGGCGCGCTGCGTGCCGGCATCAACCGGAGCGGCAGCACGGACCTGCATCTGCTCGAGCTTGCGCAGGCGTACCAGGTCGGCGTCGATCGTCTTGATCTCGTCGTCGAGGGCGTCGAACTCCTCGGCCTCGGCCTCGTCCATGGAGCGGCCTTCTTCCATCGACTTGGTGGCCACTTCGTGCATGCGCGCGCCCTTGGCGGCGCGGGTGTTTTCCAGATCGCGGATCTGGTCGGATACAGTCTTCATGAGTATTTCCTCGGGATGAGTTGCACGGGGCCCTTGCGGGTAGGTTTACGTCCCGGGACGCCGGGGACTACGGTGACGGGGCGCGGCTCGAGCGCGGCCATGCTCGCCTGGTCAACGGATTTGATCGCGGTGATGACCGCGTCGGCATTGACGGGCATGGTGACGAGCGACAGCTCCAACCATTCCCACTCCTTGAATCGCAGGCCGCCCTCGATGCGCTCGACCATGCCCTCGACGGCGTTGAAGCCGATCGACACCGCGGCCACCAGGCCGTAACGGATCGACTGGACCGCCTCGTCGATACGGTCCTTCAGCGTGCCGGCCTCTTTCACCATCGGGATCTCCGCCTCGAAGGGAATGCCCTTCTTCGTCGGCTGCGCGAACGTCACGCGCCCGACGGGCTGATCGTGGCGGTGCTGCCAGAGCAGCGGCATCGGCGTCTTGAACTTCGCGCCCATCGGCTCGACGACGTCGCCCATGCGATCCGTCGACGGCGTCGAGGCGATGCCCTTGATGCGGACGTAATCGTCGGTCTCGACCATCTCCTTTACGTCCAGCACCGAATACGCGCGCTGCATCATTTGCCACCTCCGAGAATCATGATCTGGTACTCCGGTGCGCGCTCGGCGCTCACCATGTGGCGCGCCAGGCACATGATCATGGCGACCACGCCATCGATCTTGTTTTCCGGGCGCTCCTTGCGTGGGTAGATGTTGTCCTTCGCATCGCGGTGGCAGACGGTGTTGCTCACCATCCATGCCAGCACCGGGTCGCCGTTGTGGCGGATCTTGCCGCTCAGCACGAGCGCCTCGAGCTGCTTCATCGGCTCGCTGAAATTCAGCACGGTCGGGCGGACCTCTATCATCGGCACGCCCTCGGCCAGCAGGTGGCCGCACAGTTGCGTCGCCTGGAACGGGTCGTAGGCCACGTCGCGCACATCGAAGCGCACGCAGTCCTCGCGCACACCGTCCTCGATCACGTCGTAATCGGTGACCTCACCATCGGTGACCGTTAGCCAGCCGTCACGGCGCCAGCCGTCGTACTGCGAGTTGCTCGCCATCTCGACGGCGCGCTCGGGCAGGTAGTGCTCGGCGAACACGTAGTAGATCCCGTCGCGCAGGAACATCCGCACCTTGTCGGCGATGTCCACCTTGCTCGCGAGATCGAGCGCCAGGATGCACTCCTCGCCCGCGAAGTCATCGAGCGAGAGCGACTCGTCCGCGCAGGCGTCCCACGCCCGCATTTCCATCCACGCCGTGTCGGCGTTGACCCAGACGTTCAGGTGCTTGGTCAGGAAGTTGTTCTGCGCGCTGGCCATCTGCAGCGCCTTGCGCGCCTCGCGTTCGATGGCTTCCGGCTTCACCGACACGCCCCAGTTGGGGTTTGCCTTCTGCCAGCTCGCCGGGTCGGCCCAGTCGTCGTCGGTGTCGATCGTGTAGACGATCGCGAAGTATTCGTCGTCCTCGATCACGCCGCCCAGGATCTTCAGCACGTAGGACCGCTCTTCGTAGCAGATCCCCGCCCGGTCGAATCCCGCGGTGGTGATCGCCCAGAGCAGCGGCTGCGAGCGCGCGCCCATCGCGGTCACCAGGACGTCCCAAATGGCGCGTTCCTTGTGGCCGTGGAACTCGTCCACGATGCCGCCATGCAGGTTCAGGCCGTCGAGGTTGCCGCCCTGGTCGCGGCTCAGCGGCTTGAAGGATGCGTTCTCGTTCGACACGAAGATCGAATGTGCGCCGGTCTCGACGCCGAAACGGCGGCGGAACATCGGCGAGGCGATCGTCATCGCCCGCGCATCGCCCCAGACGATCTTCGCCTGGTCGCGCGTGGTCGCGGCCGAGTACACCTCGGCGCCGGGCTCGTCGTCGGCGGTGAGCAGGTAGAGACCCACGCCGCTGGAGAGCGTCGACTTTGCGTTCTTGCGCGGTATCTCCGTGTACGCCTTCTTGAAACGGCGGTGCCCGGCTTCATTGACCCACCCGAAGACGGTGGTAAGCACGAAGCACTGCCACGCCGAAAGCACGATCGTGCCGCGGCCGCGCGCCCACTCGCCTTTGACGTGGGGCAGCAGCTCGATGAACCGGCATACATGCGCGGCGCGGGCTTCGTCGAAGCGCCAGCGCCAGTCGGTGCGCTCGAGGTCTCGGCGCTGGCGCTCGCACGCCAGTCGCACCCAGTTGCAGGCGGGGACCTCCCCGCTCAGCACGTCGTCGATGTAGCCGTTGGCGATCGCGACGTAGTCGCGACCCGTCACACGTCGGCCCAGCCGTCCAGCGGGAGCTGCGTCTGCTCGGGCGCCTTGATCGCCGAGCGCGCCGCCGGCGTGAGGCCGAACTCGCGCGCGCCCTTGATCAGGTGATCGAAGAGCTTCGAGCGCACCGTGAACCAGGCCGATTGCACCTGGTAGCCGTTGGGCGTGTCATCCAGTGCCTGCTCGACGTCTTTGAGCTTCGCGCATACCTCGGCGAAGCGGGCCATGGTGTCGCAGTGCGCGGCGAACACGTCGCCGTCGATCACGCTGATCAGCCCGGCCGCGGCCAGCTGCCCGCCGAGCTTTGCCCAGTGTTTTTTCGCCGAACGGCCCAACCAGCGCGGACACGGCGGCAACCCGGTCTCGACCCGCGGCCCATGCGTATGGCGATCGGGCCTGAAGTTGCCCTGTATCACCTTGCTTTGCGCCGGCTCCGGTCTCCTACCCCTAGCCATCCTTCACGACCTTGAGGGATACCCCCCTACTCCAATTCTGACACCACGAAATAAAGCC